GAGACCGACCGGACCACTCATGGGCTGTACACCAACGATTTCGTTAGTGATCAACTCAGGGAATGTACGACGAATCATCGGAATAAGAATCTTCGGCAAACGAGCATCATTAGCGGCATAATTGTCGCCAGAAGCATATCCACCATCTCCACCACCTTGATTGATGGAGGAACCACCAGCGCCTGTACCAAATGCACTCGAGGCATTATTAGCACCGCCGGTATTGGCTTCCCGTATACACCATTCTTCTTGGTTCTCAAGGAGAATGGCGGTGTTCAAACGCGTATGCGCGTTATCAATAGCATCAACTTTGTCAGAGGTATAATCCAAAACTGGACTCCACTTCTCCAACAATGTTTGAGCTCTATTATTGTCAATGTAATTTTGACTTGGACGAGTTTTTTCTTCGTTCATAATATTTCTTTTTATAATTGTATCCACATTGGAGAATCAGGTAGTAAATACCTCAACAGTTAAAGATTACCTTACAATCGCATGTTAGCTAATTCTTGAGCATACATACTAGTTGCTGATTTTGGTGTCTTAGAGCTCTCCTCGACAACCTCAACCTGAGCATCTTGTGTTTTTGTTTCATGAATAGCTTCTTCTTTAAGAATGTCAAGAGATTCTTGAGCTTTCTTATCAAACATGGTCACAGTGTAATCAAAATTTTCTTCGATAAAAGAAAGATCTTTGTCAGCAAATGTCTTTCTTGTGAAATTAGCTTTCTTCTCGTCGAAACCAGCAAGTTTCTTTTCTAAAAATAAATCCTTCTTCAAGCTTTCCAATTCATCTTTCTGATATTCATTCATATTGGAAAGTTCTTCTATAGTTTTTTTAGATTCATCAATGGTTTGTTTTCCGTCTTGTACTGCTTCTCTTATAGATTCATTAGCAAGTACCATATCTACTGAAAGCATTTTACGAATATCACCTAATACATCCATGGCTCTTTTATTCTTTGTAGCCTCTTCAATAGTAGCTGTTGGAACTGCTTCGGCGATATATGAGTCAAGATAATCAGAAACAGATTCAACAACAGTGTCTTTTAAGCCACTAGCTTCTTCATTAAGGGATGTTTGAAACTTACGAACAACATTTTTAAGTTTACGAGTTCTATCAGCGTCAACAGCTTCGACAACTTTTTCGAGTTTTTTAGTGTGGTCTTTATCTATCGATTCGATAAGCTGTTCTAATTTCTTAGAGTGCTCGTCATCTTGAGCTGCTAAGGCAGCTTCTGTGGCGATTGTTGCACGCTCTTCTGCTTTTTTATCTACAGCCTCAGTAAAGACTGTTTCGATTTGCTCAAGACTTTCTTCAGTTAGAACGTCTTTAGTAGCCTCTTTTAGTAAATCAGTTATCTTGCTCATAATTGTTTTAAAATAAATTCTTTTTTGTAGCTTTTTTAATATTAGCTTTTAGTTTTGACTCTACAATTGCCTTTAATTCCTTATTAGCAGCTGCATAATTCTTGTCAATAATATTACTGACAAACGATTTGATCTCTTGTGAATGATCCATCATAATTATTTATCGTTTCCGTATAGTTTTTTTAGATGTTTTTAATAAAAGCAATGATTTTATTGGTTAAGTAATCATTAACATCTTTGGTAGGTAATGTCTTTAGACTCTCTTCAAATGCATTATAATGCTCTTCAAATTCCCCTTTGCGATTTAAAATCCATTGTTTAGATTCTAAAATACCGTTAACAAACGCATCAGAATATGAAGGATCTGCTACACAATCAATCGCAACAAGTTTCATTTCAGTTACATGACCTACTTCTGATTCGCTTTCTTGATCAATTTTGCCTAAGGCTCTTGAAGACATACCAACTCTAACACCATCTAAAACTAAATTCTTTACAATTGTACCAGTAGGGGTATTTAACACCTTACTCTTACCATAAAATATATTACCTTCCTGTTTTAATTCAGTAACTATATGACAAGCTCTTTCTAAATCTACATCTGCAGTAGTTGGGTGATTTAATTCTCCCATGGCTCGATCTTGCTTAATCATTTCTTTTTCATACCGAGCAACTTCAGTAACCATACTTTCTAGTTCATAAATACGTTTGTTTTTATTAACCTCTGAAGCCATCATATAAGGTCCTTTTATGTATAACCGTTCTCCTGACTGGGCATTCTTTTCTTCCACTATGTATTCAAACTCAGATGGATCGGTTTTTTCGATTAATAATTTAAAGGCCATAACTGTTATAAAATATTTATTGTCTCTTTTAGCTTTTTCCGCTAAATAATTGCTTTTCTGTAAGAATTAAAAATTTATATCCATGGTCATCTGCCCAGTGTTTTGCCGCTTTCCACTTAGCTTGATTAATACTATAAGTGGCTTGCTCATGTAATAACGTACTTTGTTTCTTTCTACCTCTCATTACCGGGCGTTGAGTTTGACTATAAGGTTTAATTTCTACAAGGTATTTCACTCTTCGCCCTCTTTCATTTAACACAAGACTATTGTCTACATAGTATCTATGAGTCTTTGTATCTACTGGGCTAACATACGGAACTATGATACCTTCGCTAGTCCATTCTAAAACATTAGAATTATAATCACACCATTTAAAAAAACGAAGTTCCCAAGAGCTTCTGTATTGGGGATATTTTTTACCTAGAAATTTTTCTCGGTATAGTGGTCTATATATACCTTGTTTAAAATTACCTTTTTTAGGAGGGGCCATTAGCCTACAAAAAACATTGGTGGAGCAGCATCACCAAATCCAGGAGATGAACCTTTCATTAACATCTCTTCTAGTTTTTCTTTCTCCGCTAAACCTTCTTGTAAGATAGATGTATCTAAAGTTGTACCTCCAAACAACTGAGCGTTACCAAACTTACCACGTACCCTACCTAAAGTAATTTTTGTTAAAGCTAAAGCGTATTGGTATACCCATGGTTCTTTAATTAAGTCAACTATAGCTTTTTCTACATAACAACTAACTACACCGTAAAATCTTTCGTTAGTTTTAGGTTCAGGTACTAAGAGCATATGTTGGGTACGTTCATCAAATTTGAAATATCGCTTAGTAGAGAGCATTTTCTCTCGAGTTTCTAACCACTGTTTTAATATGTACCAACTAACTAAATCAAAACCATAATTACCCATTGCGTAACTAAAGTACGTTTGCTGAGCTAAAGTTTGTTCGATTGTAAATAAAGTATTCAAACTACTACTACTAGATTCCTCATGACTATAAACATCAATAACTTTCCTGCTTTGTCTTGCTAACCCGTCCCATCTACCTACTCGAGAAACCGTTGACGTAAGAGCAGTAACTGTTGTTTCATCTGCTAAAGTGTCTTGACGAGAAGCATTAATAGTACCTGCTTGGGTAGTGTTAGCGTTGAGAACTATACCAACTGAAACAGCATTAGTATAACTACCAGAATATTGTTCTGTAGCATCTCCTGGTATAGCGCTAATGTCAAACATTTCTGTTGTCGTTGTGAATACATCTCCATATTGAGTTAAACTAACATCAACGCTAGAGAGAGCTGTATTTATAGAAGACAGCGTAACTACAAGAGCTTTAGAAACATGAGCATTACTATCTGCTAAATTTACTGTAATAGTATATTCCGATGGATCTATTACATCATCACCAGCATTAAACTCAAACACCGGTAAGAACCCGGAACTATTTGCATCGAATGGTATAGAAGTTAATGATGGTAAAATATCGCTTTGACCTACTGTAACTTCTACTTCATCGGTATACGTAGCAGTAAGTTCAGGAGTTAAAGTCATTAACTCAGATATATCTAAACCTTTACCTCTAGTATACTTGTTACTATCAAATACTAAATGCTCTTCTGTATATCCTGCGTACTTGCTAAACATTTCTGTCGCTAACGCAATATTAGTAAATATTTGGTTCCCGTGAAGTTCGAGATTAACTATCGGATAACCTAGTGCATAACAAATTCTATCTGATAACCTCGCATATCCAGTGACGGAGTTAGAGAGATAAGTAGAATATAAATGACTACCAGCGCTTAAGTAAGTATCTGACCATGTATCTGTTGCCACATAATTATTTATGTTGGCAACGCTGAAGTTTCTCCACCAGCTGTAGGTTCAGGTGTCGGTGTTGTATCTGGTACCTCTGCATCTCCACCTGCAGCTGGACCCATATCTGGTGGTATTTCCTCTCCTCCAGGTCCTGCTGGTGCTCCTCCACCAGCGGCTGGTGCAGCGCCTCCTCCTGCTGCCCAATCAGCTCCACCACCTCTAATCTGTTCTAACTCATGCTGCATTGCTGCATCTTTACGTAACCACTCTCGGTTAGCTTTAATTTGTTCATCAGTCCAGCCTAGGTATTCTTTTTGACCATAGCCTTGGGATATAGATTCGTTAGAAGTTATATTTGTAAAATTGTTGAGTTTAAGATCTAAGACTTGTTGGCGTCTTAATTCAAAATAATTACGAGGTGGTACAAATTCTAAATCAAAACCATTCTCTCTAAGTTCAAATTGCTTCCAAGAGCCTCTTAGTTTTAAATGAGTAATAAATGCTTCTTTAATACCAGCTGCAAATTGAGATTGAAGTCTAACAATGAAGTTTGCAAACTTTAACTCTTCTCTCAACACATTTGCATCAGCGCTATATTGAGAATTTTCTGTATCAATTCTATTAGTAGGTACCTTTAAAGCCTTATATAATTTCTTAACAAAATAAACCAAGTCTTGTAACTCACCTAAATTCTGACCTCCAGGTAAAGTATTAACCTCTGTACCTGTACTACCTTCTCTTTTTGGAAACCAATATGCATCTAAAATTGATTGAGGGTTAAAGGACTGTACTCTGTTGTCTCCATCTAAGCTAAATGATTTTTTACTCCAATAATTTTGCATCAGCTTACGAATATAGCTCTCCGCTTTTGGAGGGCTCATTGTACCAACATCAACATTGAACACTAACCTCTCAGGTGCCCTTACAAGACGATATATAATAATTGAATCCTCAATTAAAGATAACTGTCTGTAAGCTCGACGAGCGTTTTCTATAAATGGTATTCTAAAAGTTTTATTTTCATTCCATGTACCAGAATTAATATACGTAATCTGATTACGTTCCATAGGAATAAAATCTTTATCTTGCATTGAGTTATATTGCTCTTCTGCTTCTTTATGATGTTTAGCTTTTCTTAACAAATAAGCTTTTATATGCATTTGTTGGAAGTTATCATATACCGGATCAATTGCTTGAGTTGGTACTGGTATAACTCCAAGTATACCTTCTTTAACATGCTTCTCATGAATAACATTCTCAAAATATAATTCCCCGTCTACTAATAAATTTCTTACATACTCCCAAGCACGTTCTTTGAAATCAAACAGATTGATAAATTTATTAAATTCTTGGTGAAGTTGTTTGTTAACTAACGGGTCAAACTCTCTATTGTCTCTTAACTTAAGATTGATCATATTTCCATTATCATCTTCATTTAAGAATTCATCACAAATTTCATCTAAAGCATCTGCTACTTCAGCAAACTGAGCCATTGTACGGTAGTCTCTGACTCTACGATACTTATCTACATCGAGAGTAGCGTACATTAATTCATTAT